CTTGAAGTAAATCATTGCCATAGGCAACGCCTGTCCCGACTTCATCAAGGGCATCAATCAATTTTTGATCCCAATATTCGGTGCGAGGTCGATGGTCGTCGCCAATGAATGCAAAATGACAATAATCATCTTTGAAGACATTGGCAGCAAAATTCAATGGTCTTGCCATTCCTTTGCCTTGCTTGGCGATCATCATGACCTTGCAACCAAGTTCAATGTATTGATCAAGAGTTTCATCATCGTCATCAACAATGACAATCAACTCAGAGGCAGTCTTGGTTTCTTGTAAGGAGAAAAGCAAATCTTCAATGTTCTGTGGTCGCCCGCGACTCGGCACAAGTATGACTAAATCCTTCATCGGATTTCACCAGCAATCGCAATATAAGCGGCAGCATCAATGAATGAGTCATCGGAATATTTGTAAGCCAGCCTTGCCAACTTCAATCCAGCCATCATGAGAGCAACTTGCGCTCCATTGATTTCCACGCCTAATTGAACTGACCAAATTTTGGCAATCCGCTCATGGTTTTCGCGAGGATCACCATGAGCAGAATTGCGCTCGCCTTTCGTCAAATCAATTGCCTTCTGAAGTATTTCTTCCCTGTCCATTTTTCCCCTGTTTCAGTAGTTCGAGATTTTGTATGTCATCAACTGAGATTTGATAGTTGAATATTTGGCGACCGATTTTGCCGGTCATAAGAGGCTCATCTTTATCGATGGTCTCGACATCTGACCAACCCTTGAGTTGCACCTTGGGGGTTGTCGATTCATAGTCATCAGCCACGCACCAAAAGATAAAATCGGCTTTTTTCTTGATGGATGGAAGCTGAGAGACGGTGACTGCTCGCCCTAGATCATCCCAATGCTCGGCTCGCCAGGTCTTGACCTCACACCTGCCGACATCGGTGTCGATATCGCAAATACGGTCGCCGTTAGGTTCGGCGATGTTTATTACTGGATTGAGCCCCTGATCACGAAACCAAAAGTATGCAGCAAATTCGCCGAGACGACCAATCAAATGTGATGAGAAAGCGTTGCGGTAATGACCACGAACATTCTGATACTTCTGAAAAGACTTCTCGGCGAGGAGTGTTGCTAAGGTTTTTGCTTCAAGGCTGAGTTGATAGCCCGATGTCATTCAATTCCTATTCAGATTCAATGTTGTTTGAATATGGCGTAATGATGTGTGAGTCTGGTTGGATGTTTGGTTTGGATGAATCATTGTGGGGTACTGCGCCACCTGTAATTGCAGCTGTGGCTATAAAAATGAGATGTTGAGGATCAAGAGAAAAATCAGATGCTTTCCATGCTGCCAACGCTCCAATACTTGCAAGGCTGATTGCCTTGGGATCGGATACTGGAAATTTGAATGTCATTGGTTTTCCTCACTTGATGTCTTTGACCATATCTGCATAAGTCTTGGCTCCGACAATTCCATCGGCTGGTTTCAAATCTGCGTGTTTTCTTTGATAAGCAATAACGGCGGCGGCGGTGTCAGATGTGTACAGACCATCAACCATCGATGCTGGCAATAGACCAGCTTTTGCCAACGCTTTTTCGACTACGAGAACGGCATTAGATTTGCCACCGACTTTGAATGCTGAAATGCCAGGAAATGCCGGCGCGACAAACGCGATGGGCTTTGGCTGAGGCGTTGATGAATGATTGATCGCTGCCGCGCCGCCGCCAAGTGCGGTGGTCGCCGCCACGCCTGATGCGATTGTCTTATTTTGACCAAGACTTTTTGATGGAGATGTCGCTGGCGTATAGCCAGGGCGAACAATTGCAAGCACATAAAGATACGGGCGGTGTCTGCGATAAACACCATTGCCATTTGCTTGAGATGCGGTGAGCGCATGATCGGGGCTGGTATTGCCACCGATAGTTGTTATTCCATCACGGCTTGCAGCTTCAATGATTTCGACATGATCGGCAACTCCATTTCCAGTAAAGGAAAAGAAAACAATATCGCCTGGTTGTCCATCATATTTACTGACAACTTGCTTTTTTTGTTGAAACCATGAAAGTCCAGCAGGGCAATAAGCAAAGCCTTTGGGAGTTTGAGCAGCTACTAAGGCAGATGCTCCAGCCTGATCAAAACACCAAGAAACGAACATCGCGCAATACGGTTGATGATTCATTCCATAATAAATACCAAAAGGGTTGTCGTTATTTTCACCTTCAATGAAACCGACTTGGGTTCTAGCAACATTCAAAACCTCAAGTGCTGAACCCATAGTCGATCCCTTCTAACTAATTATTTGACTGGTGTTTGAGTTGGAACAATTGGACTTTCGGTGATTCCGTACTGCTGTGTGAGAGGAGTAAGGATCAGGGTTGCGCTTGTAACTCCTGCGCCTACCAATGAAGCAATGGCTGGATTGAGATGAGCATGGTTGAGAGTTTCTGCTCCCCATGCAATAAGTGCGCCAGCAAGTGCAATGACTGCGTGACGAACTGGTGCTGGAATATGATCTAGGATGCCGAACTTCTTCATTATTTCCCCTTCAAGGAATTAGGCAGAACGCGATTTGCGCTTTGCTGGAGTTGCTTCGTATGTTGCTTTCATTACTTCAACATCAATTTTGATGATGTTTTGATTCTCAATCAACTGATCAACCTTGTTGATAAGACCAGTTTGTCCATCGTTGAAAAGGGCATATTCAATTTTTGCCAATTTGTCTTCAATGCTCTCGGTATGCTTTTTGATTGTGGTTTTTGCAATAAAACTCAAAGCAGTAAGGATTCCAGCCGTAACAAAAAAATACGAATAGATTATTGTTGCGGTATCTGAATTCATTTTGTTCCTATTCGATAAGGTTCACCAAAGATCGAGTTCTACCTTGGGCAAGTTGAGTGTAAATTTGTGTTGTGGCAACCGTTGTGTGGCGCATCAATTCCTTGACTGCCATCAAGTCGCCCCCGGATTTTTCAAGCATGGATGTTGCAAAAAAATGTCGCAAGGAATGGAACTTCTTGCTATTCGCTCCAAGGATTTGGCGCATTTCGTCAGCTGCGCGAGCTGAGAGCCTGTTTGGAGTAACAAGCCAAAGTCGATCAAGAGTGTTGTATGAGCGGATTGTTTCAGCCACAATCGGGGCAACTGGAATCAAAAGGTCAGTCCCGCCTTTGCCAAGAACTCGAAGCATCGCTCCGTCATTGCCTTCTTCAAGATCAGCGCCTCGAATATTGGCAACTTCCATTGCTCGAAGTCCAGCCATTCCACCAAGAATGAACCATGACCTAAACGGTTCACAACTGCCTTCTAAGAGGCGATCAAACTCGGCGCGAGTAATTGGCTTAGGAACTCCCCTTGTGCGCTTGATAGGGGGCAAATCAGCGGTTATTTGGTTATCTATGAGCCTCATTTTGTTGAGCGCCTTGAATACTGACTTCAATCGGCTCGCGTAATTTGCCCGGGTGGATTGGGTCTTGGCTCGAAGAATGACTCGCTCAAGATCAGCCAGGGTCACTTCTTGAGGATGAACTCCGAGCCTTGTCACAAGCGCCCAATCATTGCTGAAGAGGTTCTCGGCAAAGCCCGATGTTCGATAACGATTGTGAAGCTGCTCTTTGATTTGGTCGAGTGGAATCAATTCCATGCCAAATCAGCCCCTTATGTTTATGACACTTCTATTCGGTTGTAAGCATAAAAGTGTTACACACTCCCAATGGAGTGTTTTCTTATGTTTGAGTCTTAGAATCTATTGTTTCAGGTTTTGGTGGAGCTATGAAATTTTTTCCATCATAAGTCCAACCAATATAAGCTGGTTGATCATAATCCCATTCAACGGCATGACCAAACAAATTAGCAATTTCTTGTGAATCAGCAATAATTACATTCGCAACTTCATTGTTTTCAATAATTGCAAAATGAGTCATTAGATGTTTTCCTTTTTTGGATAGAATTTTTTATTTTCATAAGTTCCTAACAAATAGGCAGGACTATTTTGAACGGTCATTTCAATCAAGATTCGCCCATTTGCTTTATCTTTGGCTTGATTTAGTGTTTTATCAGGAGTGACCAAATCAACAACAGTTTTGTTGTCATAATCTAAGATTGCCCACATATTGATCCTAATAATAAATCAGAATAAAGCCTTGAGTTCCTGCTGAACCTGCACCTGTGGTTCTACTAGCAGCGCTAGTTGCTTGAGTTACTGACCAAACTGGAGCGCCACCGCCA